GATGATGCGCATGCCATTCTCATCATGGATCAGGCGGGCTGGCACATGTCCAATAATCTCGTCATCCCCGGCAACATCTCGATCCTGCCCCTGCCGCCGAAGTCGCCGGAACTGAACCCGGTGGAAAACCTCTGGCTCTTCATGCGCGAGAACTGGCTGTCGAACCGCATCTTCAAGTCATACGACGATATCGTCGCACACTGCTGTGACGCCTGGCGCAAGCTCGAAAGCCAGCCCTGGCGCATCATGTCCATCGGGCGTAGAGAATGGGCCAATGGGTTCTAATCAGTGAGGATGCGTATAACGGTCCAGATCACAATATTTTACAATTCACACGGCCAGGAAGTTATCGAAGGTTCGTGGCTCCAGGCTATCGAAAATGACTGCTTTGTATGCACGTCTTTCGATCAACAGACTGGGCAAAAGAAGGCACAGGTCGTTGTTCCTCTTTCATCGATCAAGAAGGTCAAGATCGAGCTGCTGCCTGAGGTGGCGGCATGACCGACTTCCGACAGATTTTACTCAATGCCGTCGAACAGGCTGACCTCACGGAAGCCATCAGGATCGGCCAGCGCCATGACTACCGGTCTTATCAGGTAACCCTGATAGATGATGCGCCGCCTCTCGATCCAGTCGTCAAAGCCCGGCTTGAAAAGGCCTGGGACCAGTGGACGTCTACATGCACGACCGAGGAAGATGAGAACGACACGCTTGACGACATCAATCAGGTGATCGAGACGGTTCGTGCCGAGAAACTCAACAGGACGGAGCGTGGCCGTGAAACGTTCCTGTGGCACCAGACTATGCTCCAGACGGAATTCGATGCTGTCATCGAGGACATCGTCAATAAAGGCGCACAGCCATGGAGAGAACTGGAGCCGACCGAGGACGACTACGGCATGATAGTCGTGGATCGCGGAACGCAGGTGGTGGTATGACCCTCGTCGCACTCCTTGACCATTACGAGCTTATGACGCGCCTCGTGCAGCAGATGATCGAGCGCGGTGAAATCAAAGAGCCAGAATTCGTCGTTCTTTGTGCCCGAAAGCAGGCTGCGCGGTTCGAGGTCGAAAGGCTTTTTGGTGATATCGAGAAGACCACGATACCGATCCAACCGAAAGAAACTGCGCCATCAGGACCACATGCTATGCTACCGAGTCAGGTTGAAGTTCATGAGGGATCGTGGGCATGGGTGATCGGGACCAACGGTAAGAGGGCCGGATGGATCGACACTCATCAGATTTTATCCTGTCAACTCTACCGTGACCAATTAGTTGACGCCTCGGCCGATCTTTGAAGCCGACGGGGCCCCTGGCCATATTGGCACCATGCGGTGGATTGGAGGCCTCATCCTCTCGCTCGGTATGACATTTTCAAAACAGGGTGTGCAGCAACACCCTGTTAGCACATGCCAACATTGAATCTTGCAGCCACTCGAAACCTAATAAATTCAAAGGTTTTCGAGCGCGAGACAATGGCGAGACAGAAAAAAACTTCCGAGGACGTGCACAATCCGCCCGAAAATTCCGTTGAAGATTGTGCACCCCCGTCAAATTCGCGGCACGTGAACGCGTCCAAGTTGGCCGATCTTCTGGGATATCACCGCAACACTGTCATGGGCTGGCCCAAGGCTGGTTGCCCTGTTGTCCAGGAGGCTGATGTGGCTGCGAACATCGCCTGGGTTTTCGATGTCGCCGATGTCGTTCGGTGGCTCAGGAACAAAGATGTTAAGGAAGCGGTCGGAAAATACGCGACTGAAGACGGCGAAACACCTGAGGGAATTTCGAAGGCAAAGAAGGCAAAATGGGCGGCTATCGATCAGGAGATCGAGACCAAGAAAAACCTTCGGACGATAATCCCGGTAAAGTACGTCCTCGACCAGATATCTAAGGACTACGCCGATGTTCGAGCGGTAGTCGCCAAGATACCAGACATCATTGCCGCAAACGTCGAAGCCAGCTTGGCTGCTCACGTTCGGGAGATCGCTGACAAGCAGGTCCGCAACGCGATGAAATCACTCCAGGTTAAAGTGGTCGATGATCCTCTCGAATATGAGAGGTAAGGCATATGCGGCTGCCTACCGAGCGGAAATCTGAAGAACAGATCATCGAGGAAATGACGCCCGACCTAGTGGCCGAGGTGATCCGTGACTTTGACCAGATGAGGATTGCGCTGCGCAATGAGGTCCTCAAGATACCTGATTGGCAGCCTCCGAAAGCGTGGGTGCGAGAGAACATCAATCTTAATGGAAAGCTCTCACAGCGAGAGGGCTGGCTCGAATATACAGGCTATCAGTCTGCTTTGGCCGACTACTTCATGGACGAGCGTTGCAAACAGCTCACCATCCTGAAAGGTACTCGTATCGGCTGGTCGCTCTTCATCGCATCGATTTCGATGTACATCGCCGGATATCTGAAAAAGACGGTGACGATTTCCCAGCCGACCGAGGGCGATGCATTGGCCTTCTTCAAGGAAGTGATCGACCCGATGATCGATTGCTGCGATGTCCTGAAGACCCAGCGCATCCCTGGATCGTGGGACCTTATCCAGTTCCGAGATGGCGGCTGCATCCGTCTGATAGGCGCGACATCCGACGACAATTTTCGTCGTTTCGACAGCCCGTTCAACTTCATGGACGAGTATTCGGCCGCCGGATATGAGCCGAGCAAAGGCAGCCAAGGCGATAAGAAATCCCTTTTTGCCGAGCGCGGTGGTGCACATTGGCACACGATGATCGGCGTTGGTTCTTCACCTCTGTCGAAGGATAACTGCAGGACCTATGCCGAATATCTCAAGTCAGATCGCCGCTATCCATATGTGACATGCCCTCGCTGCCAACGGCAACAGGTCATGGAATGGGGGGACAAAGATAGCGCGTTCGGCTTCAATTGGACCTGTGACGAGACCACCGGCTTCGTGAAGGATGCATGGTATCAGTGCGTCGGCGGATGTCGGATCACGGATACCGACAAGATCGCGCTCGACCGGACCCTGGAATACATCCCGACGTCGGTTTCAACGACACCCGGGCATTATGGCATGCACATACCGCAATGGCTCTCATTTGCCGGTCAGGCCAGCTACAAGGCGATCTGCCAGCGTTGGCTGAATAGCCAGGGCGATCCCGAGAAGCTGAAAACTTTTACGAACAACGTTCTCGCCTCTGTTTGGGATGAATACACGACATCTGCTATGGATGCGAAGGCCGTCAGCTCGATGCTGCGCCCATACCCTGCTGAAGTTCCGGACGATGTCGTGGTGCTGACGGCAGGCGGCGACACGCAGGACAACAAAGAAGGTGGTGCTCTCGGTACCCTGGCTTCACGAGAGCTGACCGTCGTCGGCTGGAACGCTCTTGGTCAGTTCCGCATCATTGGTCACTGGAAGGTCCTTGGTGAACCTGGAGACCCGTCTGCGGATGCAGAGCTACGGGCATTGCTTGATCGACCATACCATAAGCGTGACGGCTCTCCCTGGTACATTCAGGCCTCGGCACATGACTTCGGTGGTAAAGGATATGCCGACGAGGTCCGCGCTTTTACCAACAGTTTCCCGATCCGACGAAACGTTTGGGCTATCAAAGGCAACTCGCATCGTAAGGATTTCATTTGGCCGAAGAGAAAGTCGAAGCAGAACGCGAACGGCAACGTCTTCTACACGATTGACTCTCACCTGGCCCGAGATGCCATCTTTAAACTCTTGCAGCTGCAGGGAGATAAGCAATCTCTAATCCCGCTTTCACTCGGTTCAGGCTATCTCGACCGACTGATGTGCGAAGAGCGATATCGTAAAGATGGAAAATGGCACTGGCGAAAGAAACAGGGTCATCGCTCCGAAGAAGAGTGGATGTGCCTGGCTTACGCTGCGCTAAAAGGCCTGATGCTTAATCGCAACTGGAAAAACTTGAATCTTGCAGCCGGAGATCGTGACGTACCTGAACTGATCTTTGATCCAGAGACCGGAGAGATCGGATACGAAGGCATCGACAAGTCCGCCATGGCCCTGCTGAAACAGCAGCTCGCCGAACAGGACTTGCGAGAAGTTCAGATATCCATCCCAGGCTCGGCCAAAGAACAAAAAGTGAACAATGCACCAGCGCAGCCAATGGTGGCCGCACCAGCTGGAGGGCAGCAACAGAGGAAGAAGCGCAAGCGGCGTACAGGCGGAATTCACGCTTATGCCTAGCGCCAGGAGGTGTGAATGAATGAAGTCGAAATGTTCTCTCTTTGGGAACTGCCTGAGATTACTGAGGCCATTGTGTTTCTCGAACGAAACCTAGCTCAGGGTATCAACTCGGTTTCAAACCCTGCCCAGGGTAGTATTTCCTACACTTCACGATCTGAAGCTGAAAAGACGCTGATCGCTCTATATCGACAATATCGCAAAAAGACAGGCATGCCGTCTAAAGCCGGTAAACCTCGTATTTTTGCGATGCGTAAGGCGGGAGAATACTGATGTCTCCAAGCAAGCGCACAACACTTTCGTTAAAGTCGTCGACCGCCGTCTCCGCTCCTCAGCCTGCAGCACCAGTTGCCAAACCAGATACCGTTGTACGTTCCAAGGTCCGTCACAGGACGGCAAAGCGTGGTGGTATCAGAGGAATGATCAACTCGGTCTGGTCAGCATTGTCAGGTGGAAAGACCTTCTACCAATCCGCCACATCATCGCAAAAGTTCAAGACCCCAACCGATCCAGGTCCGAACGGTGCTAACGACGAACATCCAACACTCCGTGCCCGGTCCAGATATGCGAAGGCTAACTTCGGCTGGTATCGTCAAGCGATGCGTCAGCTGGCCAACAATGTCGTGGGCTATGGCATAACGCCCATCATCAAATATCCTGACCTAGCCAAGCTTCACAAGCTCTGGGCGTCAGAAGCCGATGCTCGCGGAAAGCATGACCTCGCGGGTCTGCAGTGGCATATCATGGAAACTGTGGCAACGGATGGTGAAGTCCTGGTCCAGTTCCGTGATCGCTTAGACGGCGACATGTTCAGCGGCGTGCCACTCCAGCTTCAGCTGATGACGGCTGACTATCTTCCTATCGGCTATACCCAACAGTCTCCATCCGGAAACTGGATCGTGGATGGCATTGAGCGCAATGCCATTGACCGCGTCGTGAATTACTGGCTCTACGACCGCAATCCGCTCGACTGGCGCGGTACATTCGCCAGCACTCCAAAACCAGTTCGTGCAGCTAACATCTGTCATGTGTACTGGCCTGAGACGATCCAGTCAGAACGCGGTGCTCCGTGGGGCGCAGCGATCCTGAATGCCATGGAAATGCTGCGCGACTATCAGCAGTCGGAAGTGGAGAAGAAGGCGCTGCAGTCGAAGTTCACGGTTGTCTATTCAAAGCCTGAAAGCGCTGATCTGACCAATGCAGGATATGACGGTGATGAAGGTGACGATGCTGAGATTAACTTCGCTGCACTTCCGGCAGGGGCAGCGGTTGAAGCTCCGGAAGGCTACAAGCCCGAGCTTGTCGATATGCCTGCCACGGACGGCAACTACGAAGTCTTCAACCGGTTTGCCCTGTCTGAAATCGCTGTCGCCATCGGCCTGTGCGTTGAGCAGATCACCCTGGATTTTTCCAAGGTCAATGATCGCGTCTATAGAGCAATGATGCTTGAAGTTGCCCGCTTCATCCAGTCGATCCAGTGGCACATGATGGTCGCCCAGTTCCTGTTACCAACCTACAAGCGGTTCGTTTCAGCAGCTATCATGGCGAAAAAGTGGACACCACCGGAAGGTGCACGTCCAGAGGATTACATGATGGTCGAGTTCATGCCACCGGCGAAGGGTCACATTCACCCCATCCAGGAAGTCCAGGCGTTCATGATGGCGGTCCAGGCTGGCTTCACCTCTCGCTCGAAAGTGGCGGCCGAATTCGGCTACGATATCGAAGAGATCGACATGGAAAATGCTGCAGACAGTCAGAGGGCTCAGGTCGCTGGTCTGGCTTATTCTCCATACGACGGTTGGCGTGACCAACCTTTGACGCCGGAGATGGCTGAAATCAGGAAGATGCAGCAACAAGCCGTTATGGATGCGATCCAGAAAATGGCCGAACAGGACATGGATATCGCCGCTTAATTTTCGGCAATATCTTTTTTCGGCCGCGCCATCGAATCTTGCACGCGACTATGGCCAGACTGATCCCAGAAACATTATTGGGATCACCATGGCGTCGAAAAGCCTAAAGCTCCGGTCGTCTGAAGAGAGGCAGTTCCGCACGTTCGCGGGCAAGCCGTCTTCTGTTGACGTCGACGCGGGCACATTCGAGATCATCGTGACGACCGAACATCCAGTCTACACCTGGGTGCCTGATCCGAACGGCATTCCTGACTCGGACGGGTGGATGCCTTGCGTCGAAATGCTCGAAGTCTTGCCCGCCGCGACCATGGACTATAGCCGCGTCGACCGCATGCCGCTCCTCGATAATCACAGGAACACGTCGATAGACGACATCCTGGGCAAGATTGAGAACGTATGGGCCGAGGGCACATCGGTTATCGCCAAGGCAAGTTTCACCCCTGAACGCAAGTATCTGCTGCCCTCCATCGAGGCCGGTTACTACGGCCAGGTGAGCGCCGGATATAACGTTCACGAGTACGAATACATCCAAGAGCCAGGCATGCCGATGATTGCCAGAGCCACGTCTTGGACGCTGCACGAGGCCAGTCTCGTCACAGTCGGTGCCGATCCGAATGCATCGGTCCGCTCGAAATTCAAAGTCGATCAGCCAGGCAAGAGGTCGGCCGATCCATCACAATCCAAGGAGACCAGAATGGAACTTGAAGAACTCGTGAAGGCTGCTGAAGACGCCATCACTGCCGCTGACACTGCCATTGCAGCTGTTGTAACCGCCGCAGACGAAAGTGCCTCTGAAGAGGTTATCGAACGCGCCAAGGCTATCCGTGCCCGCGCTGAGGAAGCCGTCGCTGATGCTGAAAAGGATAAGGAACCGGAAGCCGGTGCCAAGGCCGATGAGCCGTCCGAAGAGGACAAGAAGGAAGCTGCCGAGATGGAACGCATGCGTGGCATCGCCCAAGGCATGGGCTTCGCCGAAACCTTCGAGAGGCTGCGCGCCATTGGTTCGAAATCCGACAAGGTCCGTGCCGCCATCGAAGCTGAAATCATCCGCAACGGTGTCGTCGGTACCCGGTCGCAGGGTCAGTCTCAGGCTGACGACGCACAGCCACGCAAGAGATCAGACGCGGCTCCGGTCGCGATCAGAATGTACTAACGCACCCAGAACAAGAACACGGTTTCCTGGCTGCCAGGAACGAAAATTGGAGATCTGAACATGGTTTACACCGCACCGAAACTGGCAGGAAATTTCGTCCTCTTCGAGGTCCACGAGATTATGAGCCGCGATGAATACACGCTGAAGCAGGATGCAGCCGAGTACAAGGTCGGCACTCTGGTGATCAGTGAATACGCCACTGGCGCAAAGACCGGCAAATATGTTCGCGCGACGCAGACGCTTGTCGATGCCGAGGACGATGCCGATTACGCAGTTGTCTTCGATACGGTCGACGCCGCCGCAGGCGACACGAAGGGCGCTGTCTTCCGCCAGTTCGGCGCGATCAAGGGAGCCAACCTGGTTCTCGACGCCTCGCTCACTGTCGCGGAAGCCAAGGCACTACTCGCCAAGCAAAACATCAAGGTCCTCTAACCGTCAGCAGTCAGGTAATCCGCACGTTCACAATTAGAACAAAACGGGAACAAACAGGAGAATGAAATGAAGATTTTGAACATCAAAAACCCGTATGATCGCGTGGAGCTGACAACCGCAGTCAACCATGCCGAATACGTTCCACACGAGCTGGAAGTTTGGCTTCCTTGGAATGTCGAAGGTGTCACCACGCGTTCGGTGTTCGTTGAAGTGTCCAAGGACGGCTCGCTGTCGATCCTCGACGAAGCCAACCCGCTTTCCGGCCGCAAGAACGTCCTGTCGGAAGACGAGCGTGACGGCTTCATCGTCCGCATCCCATACTACCCCCAGTATGAGCACCTGATCGCTGAAGCGACGCAGGGTGTCCGTGCATTCGGATCGGCAGACGACGCGATGGCATACCTCGTTGCCTTGACCAAAAAGGTTGAGACGATGAAGAAAAGGAATGCACTGACACGCGAGTTCGTACGTTCTGGCGCGCTTCAGGGCGTTATTTACAAGCGCGACGGCAGTATTTCGCAGAACCTTCTGCAGCTTTCAGGCTCCACGAAGAGCACTCACTCGTTCGATCTTTCGGATGCGACGACTGACGTTATCGCTGAAATCCAGGAAGCGGTTGAGAAGGTCGAAGACAAGCTCGGCGCATACCAGGGCCTCGCAACCAGCTACAAGCTGATCGCGGGCAAGAACATCCACAAGAAGCTGTCACGTCACGCTTCGACCCGTGAAGCGTTTGCTCTCTGGTCTTCGACCGGCGCTGCTAGCAACCTGGGTTCTGCTCTCCGCGACGATCTCCGCAAGGGCTTCCCGATCACCACGGGTGTTGATCTCGTCAGCTACTCGAAGGGTAAGATCGGCAACACTTGGTTCCTGGACCCAGACAAGGCTCTGCTCTGCCCGGTCATCGAAGGTCTGTATCAGACCCGTTACGCACCTGGCACCGGCAAGGACGTCGTCAACACCATCGGTATTCCTGAATACTCCAAAATCGAGACCCTCGGTTTCGACAAGGGCGACGAGATTGAGATGGAAATGGCAGTCGTTTCCTACCTGGAGCGCCCAGAAGCCATCGTTGAAATCACGTCTGACGAGTAATCGCCAGACCTGTCCAGCCAGCCGATGTTCTCCCTCATCGGCTGGCACCTCTTTTCCTTACAGGTGATCCATCATGTCCGACAAAGACACAGGCTTCGTAAGTCTCGCAACATCCGGTTCTCCGAACTTCGACGCCGTGCAGTCGGCTCCGTTCGACAGCAAGCGCCTGTTCGTGATCGAACTGAACTCTGGTGACAGTCCTGCAACGCACATCATGAGTAACCGCACCGAATGGATAGGCGTGACCGTCATGTTCGGCACCGACGAAAGTATGCCTTTCGTCACCATGATACGCGGTGATGAAGGCACCGCAAAGCGCCTGTACGAGCGAGACTATGGGTTCTCGATGGTCAAGACATTCGAGCAGGTCGGCGAAGAGATCGTTGCCTCGAACCCGCGTAATCTGACGTTTACGGCTCCGGCTACCGGTTCCGTCTACATCGAAATTCAGGAGGCCTGAATATGGTGGCCCTCCCTTATCCTTCGCCTCGCAGATCGGCAGGTGGCGGCGCATCCAGAGTGCCGATATCTGCTCGTATACTGCATTATGATGCGGACGGCCTTGATCATCTAAAAATCACAACCTCGCTGTCGACGACGACTGCTGATCTGATTGCACAAATCTTAGCACCAGAGCCTGCCCTCGATCCAAGACAGGTCGAGATAGACATCATGGTAATTGGCGGTGGCGGGCAAGGCGCGGTAGGCGAGACAGCCTATGGTGGTCTGCCGGGATGCGTATGCCGCCGGAAACAGTGGCTCAGTGAGCTTGCCAAAGCCGGTGACGTCTACATCGATATCGGCGCTGGTGGTGATGACCCAAGCTCAGCATCTTGGGTAGCGGGCAACGTCAGCTCTTTCAGAGTCAATTTCGTTGATGGTAGCAGCTTTTATGTCGACGCCGTCGGTGGAGCTGGCGGCACGCTCGATGCTCATCAGCATCAACAAAATTACCGTCAGATGGTCGGGTACGGCGCTACCTACGCTGATCCTTCTGCGGATTTGGACGGCATATCAAACCCGTTCGGCCCCGGCGGTGGGGGCAACATTGCGGACTCGACCGCAGGCATGGGCGGCTGGGCGTCGAGAGCCGATGCTAACTATTCGCTGCCAGGCGCGAATACGCCTGGCGGATACGCGCAGGACGCATTTGCGAACTGGTTTTTGCAGTTCGGCGGTGGTGGCGCTGGTGCCATCGAAACTAGTGAGACACCTCCACGCGGTGGATTACCAGGCGGGGGTGGCGGTGCTGCTGTCCCTGGCGTAACGCCGGGGCCTGGAGCGAACGGCGAAGTCCGCATCCAGACAACAGTGTGGGAGACCTTTTGATGTCTAACATGTCCAATCGTTATTTAAAAATCGACTCAATCAACCGGTACGTGACATCGATAACTATCGGTCAGGCTCCAAGGCCAGGCTTTGAGTACGTCGCTCAAGGTGCTGAGATAGCGCATGTCGGTGTAGGTTGGTCATATGTCGACGGCCAGTTTTCTGACACACGTGCAGCTTACCGCGACCATCTTGCGAACATAGCGAACATACGAGACTTCAGAAGCCAGAGCTTTTTAGCTTCATTGCCGGAGACCTAACCCCATGGTTTCCAGGCTTTTCGTTCACGCTTCTAAGGCAATTCACCGGACTTTTCGCGAGACCGGTGGAGCCCTTTGGCTGCGCGAAGGGCAGACGGAGCCAAATCAGATTGATTGCACCTTTGTTGAAAAACCTCGGGTCGTGGATGTTGACGGGTTCATAACCACTTCCGCCGACCCTCAGGCAACGTTTCTACTTTCCGATATCGCCGCCATTGATCCGGTTCGTGCGGCGCAGGAAGATACGGTCTTTCTCAACGACCGCCGCGACAAGCTCACCATTAACGGCGTGATCTACGCCATCGAATCTTGCACGCACGATGGTTACGGTTGGGTCACGACAACACTCCGAAGGACGACAGCTTGAGCGACGTACACATCATCACGCAAATCAGACGCGCTTTTAAGCAGCTGCTGAGCGATGCTGCCGGTGAAGAGCACGTCCACAATTTATCGCGATTGGCGACCGGTGGCTTTCAGTCCAACCAATACCCGCTCGTGATTTTGGCGGTGACCGATACGCTGCAGTCTGATCAGGAACACGGTATTGACCGGGTAGAGATTGCCGTCGACATCAAAATCTCAGAGCGCACCAGCATCGCGAATCCAGAAGAAAGTATCGATGCCATGCGCCTCAGGCTTCAGAAAGCTCTGGCAGATCGCGGCGATCTCGGGTTCGGCAAATACTACAACTGGCGTGTCGGTTCTCTTTCGGCACCCGACTTCGAGCCAATGAGTGACCACCCGGATTCAATTGCAATCTCTGCGGTCATGCCCGTCTCGTTCACCCTGTCGGTGCCAACGGCCGATTACAGCAGAAACCTAAATTCTTGAGGAGAACAAAATGGCAACATTGCCTGTAATTCCATTAACTACCGGCCAGCGCATCATGGGCGGCATTGCACTTTTCCAGCCACATGGCTCTGACAAGGTTATCAAGATTGGCCCTGTTGGTGTTGTCGACTTCGCGCCTACGTTGACCGAGGTGGAGTCTCGCTCGGATGAGACTGGCACGTCCCAGCTGATCGGATCGTGGATCACCCAGCAGGATGCGGTGATCACCATCTCCGATATCCAGATGTGGACCCCGACTACCTACGACGCGATGTTCCTCTCGAAGCGCATCCTGGCTACTCAGACGGCGCTCGCCTCTGGCACAGTTATAGTCGAGGACGTAGCCGTCGGCGACGTCCTCGAACTTCCAGGCATCAATCCGTCGATCACCTCGGTGACCGACGGCGCTGCGACGCCGGTTGAATATGATGAAGATGCCGACGGGTTCGGCGAAGGTCATTACATCTACCAGTCCAAACGCAAGCTCCTGGAGTTTATTGCAAAACCTGCCGGTGCCGGTGCCGACGCTGAGATCACTTACTCGCTTCCCGCGATAACCGAAGCTGACAAGGTCGTCCGTCTTGAAATCATGAAGACCGGCGGCGTTCGCGGCAAGTTCACCTTGCTTGGCATTGTGGACGGTGGCCTGCCAGGTAAAGCTGTCGACTACGTGTTCGCGGATGTGGAGTTCCGTCCGAACGGCAACATCACGCTGAAGGGCGTCGACGCCCTGAACGTCGCGAGCTTGACTGGCAAGGTCTATAACACGGCTGGCCAGGGATACGGCTTCATCCGTCCACTCGACTAATCAAAATCAACATTCAAGGTGGCTCCGATCTAGGGGTCGCCTCCATTTCCATGACATCAAGGGAGAACGCCATGTCAGAATCCGCAACACCCATTTTCGACGAGATCGACAACCTCACGTTCTATGAACCTGAGGACCTGATCGCGGCCATGAGGCCGAAGGTCTCTGTGATTCAGTACGAGGGCAAGGCCTACAAGTTGCAAGCCCCGAACGGGTTTCAGTATTTCAACCTCGTCAACCGCTTCCCGACGCTCCAGGCTCTGGTTGCGAATTTTATCGACCGTAGCGTGAAAGCTATCTTCGCTCTGAAGAAAGAACCAACGGACGCTGAACTGCAAGACCTGCTTACGGACATCGCCGCCGAATACAAGGTAGAGACCCTCTTCGACGTGTTTCTAAAAGTCGGCGAAGACGCTGCCGCTGCGTTTGTTGCGATTTGTCTCGGAAGGCAAGGCGATAGGACTTTTGAGAAGGCAATTCAGGGCGCGGACAACGGTGGTTTGATCACCCTCTTTAAGGCCTGCGGTGCATTGGCCTTCGGAGGTCGCGACCCGGCTGATTTTTTTACCGAACGTCTTTCCGACTTCGTCCAGATGGGCGGCATTCAGAAGGCGGCGCGAGCGGCCCAGAAACGAAAGCAGCGCGTCGCATCTACGAGAAAGCCAAATCGTATCGCGAAGCCGGTTTCGAAAACCTCGACGGCGTCCTGATCAACGGAGGCGGTCACATGGTCCTGATGGGGCAATACCTGAGACATCGAGCAATCACCGGCCAAGTGTCGTTCGATCTTACCCCTCAGGAGCTTTGGATCAGACTGGCAGCCTTGGAAGAGGTCCGTCGCGATTTCAAGCAGGACACCTACAGCGCGAACGCTTCTGCGATCAACGAAGCAGAGGGCAACGACAGCTTTAAGAAGCTACTTATGTGAGAGTGAACGGAATTGGCAGCAGGAACTATCACACACCAGGTGGGGACACAGTTCACGGTATCGGGCATCGCCTCTGCCGTGCAGTCTTTCCGTCGTGTTGCCAACGGTTTTCGCGCAGCCGTCGTGACCATGGCATCGAACGCCCGTCGGTACTTTGCGCCTATCCTCCGTGGTCTCCAGCAGATCGCCAGATTCTCATGGGCCGGTTTCGCCCGTGCAGCTAACCTCGCATTTAAGGGATTGGCCGGATACGCTGTCCTCGCCACCCTTAAAATTAAGGGGCTGACGACAGCCGCGATTGCCAGCTCGAAAGCCATTGCAGAACTCATGAATCGGGTTGGCAAGGACAGTCGACGGCTGGGCTTGTCAGCTGAGGAAACCTCAACCCTTCGTTTTGCATTCGAACGCGAGGGCATCGAAGCCGATGAAGTGTTGCCGACCATCTCCGAAATTACCCGAGAATTCGGTCTGGTGCAGGCGGAGATCAACAAACAATCTAGAGACCTGTCTAAAAAGCAGGCGTCCACCATCCTCGATATTTACAGGCTCAATGCCAAAGGTGACTGGACCGGAATGATGGAGCTTGCCTCCAGCTTCCAAGAACAAAAGCTGGAATCCTTTGACTGGATCAACTCCGCAATCTCAGAGCTTGAAGCGTCCGCTTCTGGCCAAAATGACCGGTATGATTCGTCTGGCGGCATCTACACGCCTGGAGGCCGCATTAATGCACTCCAGCAACTGGAGGAACTGCGTCGCAAGCGTGACGAGATGGTCAAAGGTTTTGGCCCTCACGGCGAAGCTATGTTCACCCTTCAGCGTTTCGGACTGGATATTTCCAAAGCGATGAAACCAGGGATCGAGAGCTTCTATGCCGTCTCTGACGCTTTTCAGCAGATGACCGATCCGGCCCAAAAACTCGACGTTGCCATGAAGCTATTCGGAGAGGATGCGGGCGCGAAGATGGTGACAATCCTTGAGAAAGGTCGTCAGGGCATTGAAGATTACCGCAAGGAGATGGAGCGCCTCGGCGGCACGGTCACGACGACCGACACGAAGCTGGGTGCTGACTACTCCGATTCCTGGCAGCGTATGATGATGGCCATCCAGGGTGTCCGCCTTGAACTGGCTCGCCAGATTCTGCCGTTGCTGATTGAGAGCCAAGGCCAGCTTACCGAGTGGATCGTCGCGAACCGCAAATGGATCGCCGAGACAATGAAAACTGCCTTCATCCAAGTGCGCGCATTCATATACGACATCATCGATATGTGGCATGGTAAGCGCGAAGGGTTCCGCGTTGGGTGGCTCGACAACGTTGTTACTGCCTTCCACTGGGTGCGCAGTCTTGCCCTCAATACCTGGAAACAGATTAATCATGTCTGGAATGGCGAGAAGACCGATTGGCCTTGGCTGAACACGCTCGTTGCCGGTTTCAAGGAACTGATGAACCTGGGCCGTGAGGCTTGGAACGTGATGACCGGCGGCGTCTCGAAAGACTATGCCTGGATGAACCAGCTGCGTCAGAAGATCGTCGAGATCATCGAAGCTGCAAAAGATTTGGCGGTCCGGTTTAAAGACGCATGGGACATGGTCGTTGCCGTTGGTAAGCCCGTCCATGATTTTCTGGCCAAGGCAATTGACCTGATGACGGGCTTGGACGGTGAAACCGTTCTGCTTGCCGGTGTGATCCTATCACTAACGTCCGCACTTACTGGACTCGGGACAGTGTTAGGCGTCTTGGGCACTGGTATCGCGTTTATTGTTCGTCAGTTTATCGCGTGGCGCGCAGCTGCTGTTGCCGCTGGGGCCGCGACTACGGCAGCAGCTGGTGCAGCTGGCGCAGCCGGAGCTGCGGGCACCACGGCTGCAGCTGCAACAGGTGGCTTAATGGCTCGCTCCGCACCAATGCTAATGCGCGCGGGTCCCTACGCGGCAATGGCGATTGGCGCGTATGCACTCGGTAGATATGGCGCAGATACGATCAATGATCAACGCGACAAGATCACTGATCTCGTCGGGCAACGTGTCAAGATCGAAAGCGACATCTCTTGGAATAAGCGACACAACGCTTTGATGGAGGATCAGTCCCAGGAAGGTACTGACTACCGGATCATGCATAAGCGCATGTTCGGGATCAATGATCCCAACGAGCTGACATCACGCGAGACAGCCGAGATGACTGGAGAGCGCTATGCGCAAATGTTCGGATCAATGGCTCCGAACCCGTACGCGATCAGAGAAGCCCGTGAGGCTGCCCGTGTTGATGCCGAGAATGCTGCAATTCGCGCTCAGTCTCCGAAGGAAACCGTGCGCGTCGAACTCGTTGGGCCGAATGGCCAGAGCGCTCAGGCCGTCGTCGACAAGGCATTCAGCGATTTGCTCCGCGAAAACGGCAGCGCGAAGAGGTAACCCATGTACGATCACACACCATCAAAAATCCGCGCTCCTGCTCTTGGCCTCGGCTGGCTGAGCGGCATGGACCTGACTGCCGAGCTGTCACCCGCTGATGGTGCCATCGACATGCGCCAGGACGTCAACGGCTACTGGGATAACTGGGCTTACGAAGAATTTGAGCGATACAATGTCTCTCTAAGTTCGGGAGAAGGTGAATACCGGTTCCCTGCACTTTGCAAAATGTGGGGTCGCACAGACGTTGAGATTGATCTCTTCTTCAAGTTTACGAACGGAATCCTTCCGGGCCAGACTGTGATCACTTTGAACAGACCTCCAGTCCCGGGGTCTGTCGAGGTTAAAGGCACCGGCTGGGACGATCTAGATTTCACCGTCGATGGACGGACGTTGACCTTGTCAGCGCCGCCACCTGATTACGGCCGGGCATTTTTTTACCCTCGTCTGAAGCTCCGCAATGCTACCTGGAGAATGAGGGGCGGTGAACAATCCGGCCGCGCTGACTGGTCTGTTACTTTCATGGAGCAGCCATCATGATCAGACGCGGAGTCGTACCACTTGCCTGGGATGCGCCGTTCGTCGCCGCCGATCACGCAGTCAACGGCCCCTTCCAGCTGCTCAGGATTAACCGAAAAGAAGTCCGCAAAGGCGACGTCTACGTCACTGTGTTCGATATCACGATCCGCAACCCCGGCATTACCTGGCTGGCCGGGCTCGATAATCCTTACTTTGTCGTTTGGGAGCAGCTGCCATCTGACCCGGCTCCCGTCATCCTGGGCCGTGGTCGCATAGAGGCGATGCCGACATCCCTGGCAAAGATCGAGGTCTCTTGTGAAATCGTATGTGTCCCTCCGGACGAGGACGATGTACTCGAAGCCGACGCTGCCACTCACAGGACCGGTGAGGTCGACTACGATCCGGATGCGCCCGCAGCCGACCGCGAGGCAGCTGAGGTCTATGACCCTGTTTTCTTCAACCCTGAGAGCGACGACCCTTCGGACGTCCTGAAGGGTACTCTGCAGTATTTTCGCTGGGACCCTGTCACCCTGGCGCTGACCCGTGTTGGTATGATCGAAAACCCGACTAGTCATGTCGTCGAGGACGCCGAGCTGGGCAGCGAGGACCTGCATTTCGACAGCCCACCGCGAAAGAACAGCCGTCTTCGCTTGCAAGCATCGTGGACCCAGAGCGCGAGTGGCGACTGCTCAGGTGAATTCCTGGCATCCCGAGATATCGCGACCTATCATTGGAAAGAAATTTCCGACGGCATGCCTAAGGCCGGTGATGCTATCGGGACATCCGACGGCTGGACCATCGCTAAGGCTGAGGTCAACAGCATCACTCCAATGTTAGAGCATGATTTCGGCCGCCTGACGCCAAATCCGTTCGGAGCCACTGGTCAGAAGGTGACGATGCAGCCGATGATCGTCAACGTGTCGGCCCGCGCTCATTACGAGTACAGCCAGGAGCGTGAAGAAATCATGGACCTTTACCTGTCGTCGGGAATCCAGACGATCATGCAGCCGGACCGCACCGAGCATATCGACACCATATCGCTGTCGGCATTGACCATCGACAACACTACCAAGGAATGGCTCTACGAAGACCCGGATACCCTGGAGCCCATCGATTACGTAGTCGGTGATCGTCGGCAGGCCAATGGTAAATGCTACGTCTGTCTTGTCGCGCACACGGCGACGCCGACTTTTCGGCGTTATCTGACCGATCCGGAGACCGATGAACAGGTCGAGGTTTGGGATTTGGTGCCGAAGAAGGCCGCCATCCCGGAAATTTCCGCAAAATTCTTCGACACGCCGCGTGGCACCCGTGCTGTTCGGCACGGCCTGCGCCAGCTCCTCCGCATTTACATGGAACGGGCAATGTGCGGCAGCCTCCGCGTTACGGTGAAGGCCTGGATCGGCCGTGGCATCTCCTGCGGTGACGGGATTACCGTCATTTCGCCGCGCCTGCCCGGCGGTCAAGTGATTGGCATCGTGACCGGAGTGGAATGGGACATGACTGCTGCCAAACAGGAAGCGTCCGTCGACGTCGCTTTCGCGCCTGGTGCCGGTGAACATCCATCAGGCACCACCGGAAAACAGGCAACGGCTGGCATCTACTACGACCTGTCAGCAGGCGGGCTCAACGAGCCGGTTAAGGCGTGGGCTTTGGCCGGTGCCACCCCTCGTTTCGTCGTCGTTGAAAATGAGGAGCCGCAGCAGCAGTTTGCCGGTTTCGCGGCTGCAGCTGCCGGTGATGATCCGGTTGCCGCGATCAGCGCAATGCCGACCGCCATCCGCGTCTATTTCGATCCACTGCGCCAGGAAGACCTGATTTCCCGGCGTCTGTCAGTCCACACGCTGCCGATTTTTGTGCCGAAAGGCGTTGATTTACAGCCGGAGATACCAGGACCATGACCAATAAATTACTCCTGAACAAGCTTTTGAAAGGGATCGCGGGCGAAGGCCGTGATCGGGCCAAGCGTGACCTGATCACTCGCCCTCGGTTGCGGACATCTACAATCCGGATCGCTACGCACGACCGGGAGCAGGAGCTTGTGATCGGTGGGAAAGCTGCGGATGTCAGCTACACGATCATCAAGACAACGCTCGATTACGAGCCGCCTGCCGAATGATGATCTCGCGCCCTGGAATCTTGCACAGGAATGGATTCTGCTGGGTCTAAGACCTTATTCCGTCAAGAGATTTTGCCGTGGCCGACATCGATGATCGTATTCTTCAATCCATCCTAACCCTGACAGGCGACGTCAGCGCCATGCGTGCGGACCTGACCACCTTTTTAAGAGATCAGAATACGATGAAAGGTGACATCACGGCGGTCAGGTCAGATATCAGCGAACTGAAGCGAGAAGTTCATCAGATCAAGGCCACAGATGCACGTAGAAAGAGTTTTATCGGCGGAATTGTTGCGGCTTGGTCAGCAGTTTGGACCGGAGTCATGGTTTTTATTTGGCCATACATAAAAGAAAAAATCGGCTTATGAACTGTAAGTGTCAACGCATTTGGCTTTTATACGTTGACTTCATCAATATTTCTGTTTGCGGCCGACAGAAAATTACACAACGATTTCCTTCTAAGTGCCGAGTAGAGCACATGTTTTTGAAGGAAGTGTCCCATGCCAAAATTACCTAAGCCGGAAGAGCTATCACGCCAACTACGGTACGATGTCGCCAATCTGACCCAGTCATTTGAAGAAGGACTAAGCGTACATGAAATCCTTTCCCAACGTCCAGGCTGGGGGATAGCCAGGGTCAAGAGAGCCCGCAAACAGTTCCTGGCGAACAAGGTCCTTAAAGAGCTGGGAATGTCCCAGGGAATTCCACATCTGATCGCTTCCGAACCGAAAACGCCGCCCGCCATCGAGCACACCGCAAAGTCGGCCAATCAAGAAATCTTCCTTCGCATCAACCCCGGTCAGGCCAATGGCGTTGTTGCGTTTCACATCTCGCCGTCTGGATTTGACGAAGAGTTCGTCTCTAACCTCTGGGCGTTCTGCAGTACCTACTGCTTGCTATTTCTACCAATCGGTCGGCCTGTTGATCGGGACCGGTTCGATAAGTTCCCAAAGTTCATCAAAGACCACATTGTCTTCGACAACATCCGCTTCGGCGACGACATCCTTATCATCTCGGAGTCTGGCAAGTCGCTTTTCGTCGATGATCCGATCACTCACTTGATGACGGCGCATGGTGGCAAGCACGTGATTGTCTCCCACCCGTCCATCGCGATGAGGTCGATTCCGCGACTAGCTTGCGACAGCGCACATTTTGCTTGGTCCACGGGAAGTGTGAGTCTCATCGATACCGACAGGGACCGGAGCCAGTGCCAGGCCCTATTCATCCAGGTCGCCCCAGATGGGGTGCCGTTTTTCCATCAGCTCAAAGCAGCGAGTGACGGGTCATTCCAGTATCAGAATTACTATGTTGCAAATGGCGGCGACACGATATGGGAAGACTGTCGTATCAAGGTCGCTCACTGGCCAGACGGGCATTTCGATGTCATGGCGGCTGGCGTCAAAGAAGGACTTTTCGGAAACGATGGTTTGCTCAACCGTCTTAAGCCCGAAATCCAGGTGTTCGAGGATATCCTCAATTTTACCGACCGCTCCAAATTCGCTCGCACGTCGACCGAGCTGACCAGGCAACATCATCTCCAGCGCGGGTCAGTGCGCAAGGAGATTGAGGCCACCGCAGCTTTCCTCAATTCCTGCTGCCGAGAGTGGACGAAAATCTTTAAGGTAGAGGACAACCATGGAGCTAGGCTCATCGAGTGGCTCGAAGGCGACCAACGCCGTGATCCACTACCTGATAACGCAAAGTTCTGGGCCGAAATGCTGGTGGCCAAGCATCTCATGCTTGAGGATGACCCTGAAGATTTTAGACTGGCATACCTAGAACACGAAGCGATGCTCAAGTGCGGTCTGTCGGCCGACGTCCGGTACATCTGGAGAGGTCAGTCTTTGAAGATTGATGGAGTGGAACACGGCGTCCACTTCCATAAGGGGCTCAACGGTAGCCAGGGAAACCCTGCACAATATCGTGCCCTCGGATATCCTATCGTCGGGGGCCACCCACATAGCCCAAGCATCATGGCAGGCGTCGTAACCGTAGGGACCGCTGGCGAGCTGAACGAAAAGTGGGACCCGGACTACACGAGCAAAGCACATGCTCTAGCCGTTCAGTACCACAATGGACACGTCGTGTTGATGACCCAGCATCCGGATGGCCGTGTCGATGCAGGGCCGCTCGTCGCGGTCGATCAAGTTTCTGAAGCAGCCTAACGCTTCTTCAAAGCGTCGTTCTGGGCCTGCAGTCCGCGCTCAGCATCAATACAATACCGCACCATCGCCAGGGCCTCGTAAGCGGGGCCTTGGGTACTGCTGCCTGGCACTGGCTTTTTCGTCGTGGTCCTCTTGTCCACAACGCGACCCCACCACCGTCTACGAGTATCCTCGACGGTGATCCGATAGCCCGCGCCATCCTTCTTGAGCGTCGCTTGATACGGAAATTTGGGATCGCGAAAGACGTGATCTTCGCCTCTTAGGACTGCTTCGTAAAGCGCCCGCTTTAGGTCTAGATCAAAATCACCGTAAAGTCTTTTCGTTTCCATGGCCTGCAAGATTTCGCTTCGTAATTTCAGCCGACCGACTCATCATCGGATGTAACGGTATTACATTCGAGGTATTCATTGCGGCCCATTGATACAATCATTCACCATTGCACCGCGACACCTGAAGGCCGCGACTATTCCGTCGATACGATTCGGGGCTGGCACAAAGCTTTAGGCTGGTCTGATATCGGATACCACTACATCATCCAGCTGGACGGCACGATCTCGACAGGCAGACCGCTCGACAAAGTCGGGTCTCATGTCGCCGGTCACAATACCGGGTCAATTGGAATCTCCTACGTCGGTGGCGTGGCCAAGGACGGAAAGACCGCCAAAGATACCCGGACCGACGCCCAGAAAAAGTCGCTCCACAAGCTGACGGCCGATCTCGTCAAACAGTTTCCGGCTATCACAAAAATTGCCGGTCACCGCGACTTCTCTCCGGATAAGGACGGAGACGGCAAGATCACCCAGCAGGAATGGCTGAAAACGTGCCCCTGCTACGACGCGATCCCTGAGTATGCCTATCTTTTTAAGAAGGGGGCGTGATGGGAAAACACATACCGGTCAGCCCTGAAACCTACCGACCACGCTCGGTGCTGCTGCTGCAGGAACAGCTAACGCAGACGATCCTCGACTATATCGACAGGACAGGTCTCACGAATCTTGAGATCAGCGTCATGATCCGTCGTAAGTATTCGACTTTCCGAGCGTGCTACCTCCGCGAAATGAGGTCAGGCACCTTGCTGGGTGTCTCTCGCCTGCTGTGCATCTGTGAGGCCTTGGGCATCTTCCCCGTCTTTCAGATTGTTCAAACCCAGCGCTTACAGATTGCAATGTCGGAGGCCGCATGACGAAGCCAGCCCTTTCTCAAAAATCCCGCTCCTATTCTAAAAAGATCGTCGCCTGGTCTCTGGCGGGCATTTACCTGCTCGCGCTGCTCGGCCGTGACGCGGAGATCATCTATGCCGTCGGTGCTGTCGCCATGGCGCACCTGGGCCTCTACATCGGCACTGGTCACCTCGATCTCCGGCAGTGGATCAAAACCGGCTTGCTCGACATTCGTAAAAAGGTGTCATGATGTTCGACATCAGTTACATCAAAATCGGTGCCGTCCTCGCGATCCTCGCCGCCGTTGGCCTCGGTTACTGGCACTACACGTCGATCCTTTCCGACCGCGAACAGTTGCGCATACAGGTATCCTCCCTGACCGATCAGCGTGACCAGGCCATCAAGACGGCCAACGACAACGCTGACGCTGCCAAGGAACTGGAAGCCACCTACAAGGTTCAGATCGCTGCTCTTGAGGTGATGGCTACGGAAACCGCTGCGGCCGAGGCCCTCTCCAGAGCATTCACCGACGACCTCGCCGGGGCCGAAGATATCGCAATTCCGGATGCGCTCGCGAAACCGTTTCTGAAGCGGTTCGGAGGCAGGCCATGAAGGATGTTTTCGGAAGGGTCGCGACCGTTGCCGCGTTCGTAATGGTCATTTCGATGCTGGCGGCATGCCAGACGACAGAACCCAAGGTGATCACTCAGGTCCAGGTCCACCGGATCGAGGTGCCGAAAAGCTTGCTCACCTGTTCGAGCGAGCCAGTGTATGGAAACGTCTCGGTGACCGTGAAAGACCTGATGAAATTCGCGGACCAGCTTGCGAAGGCCGGTGCCGATTGCCGGTCTAAGCTGGATGCGGTCAAGAGGATTGTTGAGGGTGAATAGCAAAGCCCGGGCTTTCTCGTGCCATTATTCACCTTCGTCGCCGGGAACAGCCTTATACAACGTGATAGTTTTGATCGGCTCAGGCCACTCGCTCAGCTCGGCAAAATAGGTTGCGACATCGGGTCCATATCGATAGCCTTCAGGAACCTCAAAGATTTCGATCTCGTAAGGTTCGTTGTGGTCCTTCGCCGTCTTGTCGATTGGGCCCCACCCAGAGCTACCGAGAGCGATGATGTCTTCGTCTGTCCACGGCCTCACTTGATAGTGCACCTGATGCTCTTCGCCGAGGTTACTGATGATGTGATCTTCGTCCTTGCCAACCGCTTCGACAGACTCGCCGTTAATTGGAATTGCTGCGTACATGCATTGCACCCTTTCCTGTTGTTGAGGTGCAGGCCAATTAGTGAACGGCGGAGACCATTACGAATCGGAAATTGATCTTTTTTTGCGCAAAAGGAAAAAGGCCCCATTTCCGGAGCCTCTTTTTCATTTCAGTGCTGTCGGCCTTTTGAACGCGGGCCTCGGTGGTGGCGCTCTTCTCGGTGTTGGAGCCGTGGCTACTGGCGCGGAAGCCGGAATGAATACAGGCTCCAGCTGAGGCGATGCGACGGCGCGCTCACAACGGGGCAGGATTTTGATCTTTCCCGATGCCAGGGTCTTTTGCATCGCTCGTTCCAGTGACGCCAAGAAACGCGCATGCTCAGGCGATATCCCGGTCGATTGGGTTGAAGCAGTAAGAGGGATTGGCTTTCTCATGCTGCGACTCCCAGGTCATCAACGGCGTGAAGGACTTCCGGCTGACCGAGATAGCCTCTCTGCCACCAGATGGCAGAGAGTTGAAAGCCCGATTGAGGCCACGGCTTCGGTGGGGTGGGCATATGAAGCAACCCACGGATACGAAACCGGTGCTTCTGCGCGATCTTCACCCGAGCCTTCGTATAGGCATGGTTTGTGGTGATCAGAAAGATGACATTGTTCGATATGGTCATCGCGTGGTCCATAAAATCCTTGATCTTCGACCACGGAGGATTTGTTACGATCCAATCGACAGACTCATTGAACTGGAAAAAATCGCGTCCTTCATCCAGTTCGCACCACAGTTTTTCGCAATGGTCTGGAAACAGGTCGAAGAAAGCTCCCTGTCCACGACAGGGATCGAGCACACGGCCAGAAAGCGGCAGTAGTCGGCAGATCATTGAGGACCACGCGACCGGCGTGTAAACCCGGTCGCTTTCGTCTCCTGTTGCTGAGGGAAGAGGCTGGTGTTTCATGCTGCCGCTCCTACCCATTCCCAACCCGCGTCGTATCCAGACTTTATTTCCCGGTCGATGCGGTCGATTGTGAAGTCGTAGAGCGTCTTATGCGTGCGGTTCCGCAACTCCATAATCCTGTCGACGACCGCATATTCATCACCGCCTACCCACTGCGAAATCTGTCGGAGAGTCAGGTGGCCGGATGCGATGATTTTCCGGAGCCGCGACCGTACCAGCTGATCCTCAGTCATCCGCACCGGTTTGCCGTCGCGACGAACGACGTCGTAACCGCGAAGATCGGCGACGTACGCTGCATGCCCTGCATCTCGGAGACTGGTGATGATTTCGTAGCCGTTGACGACGTCGTAAACTTGATCAGCGGCTATTATGGGCGCTTGGTTTATTGTCGCGCCAACAGCAAGCTCCATCAGTAGTTCGGCTGAGATCACACGAGGATCACTTGCAGAGCACCACGCATCAATCGTGCGAGGCGAAACCCCTAGCCAGTCAGCGGCTTCACCACGGCGCTCTGAGCGGTCGCCAAAGTTGCTGATCAGTTGGACCGTCCAGCGCTCGATGGCGCGTTTCGTGAATGATGGGCGCGGAGGCCGCACAGTAAATGATCGATATCTTCCCATAATTAATTCTCCCTGCCGGGCCATCCCGACAAAGGAATCGTGTGGTGTTATTTTTATGGGCGCAAATGGGCTGTGTAATCAGACTGTTGACTGCGTGAGTAATATCGACGCTCCGTCAACGTAATATTTTTTCTGATGTGTAATTATTGTCGGCGGCGTTTGTCGATTGCTTGGCCAGAACCAACGATTCTTTCAGTTCCTCATTAGAAAAGGGAGATGAAGGAAAATGAGATTTCTGATGGCACTTGTAATGGCTATGGCTAACCTGGCGAAGGGCGCATGGAATGCCCTTGACTGGTCGTGGAGAACGGCTTGGAGCCTACGGCCCTTCGGAGGCAGTAGTGGAAGCGCGACACCGCAACCGCTCGATCTACCGAGCAAGGATGTTGTTGAGGTAGATCGGAGCCTGGAAGAAAGTCACCAGAGATCGGCTGACATCCTCGCGAACACAAGCCAGGCGATGCAAATTAAGCTTTTCGCTAGCGCAAAGCCCGATGACCGCTTTACGATTGACCTGTCGCTCCTCGAACCAGGACAACAGGAGTGGCTTTCGGGACTCTCAACAAACGAGCGTGCTATGAGGTCATTGTCCGAAGCTCCTGACAGCAAGATCATGATGCTTCTCGGCGGCCATGATGGAGCAGTTGAAGGCCTTGATGCTCCGAAAAATGAAAAGCCCAAGGACGTGATCCCCGGGCTTGTGCTTCGGATGGACGATTTCAGGAACCGACTATCGCGGGAAAGCGATCACGTTCTCGTTGCCTGAACGACCCTTACGACGTGCATTGAAAATCGCCGCTGCCTGAGATGCCAGGCGACGGCGATTTTCTGTGATTGCCTTAACAATGTCCGGGAGGCGCTCAGGGTCCTCACGCAGGATATCACCGTAGCTATCGTAAGCCTGCGCCAGGATGTCCTCGGCTTCGCGTTCTTCAGGCGTCATACTCATATCCTCTTTAGACAGGCGATCATTTTCGATCATCTCAATGTGGGCGTCAGCAAGCTGTGCCGCCGAACGCAGACCGGTGAGTCTGTAAACGTCGATTTCGGAGAGTTCACCCCGCCGCCATTTACCGAGCGCGACGTCCACACCCATCTCACGATCAGTCATTAGGCTGCCTTCTTCGTAGAAAGGCGCTGGGCCAACTCAAAATTTTGCTTAGCGACCTTAGTGAGGCGGGCGTTTTCCGCCTTAAGCCGCTCGATCTCGATAGCCTGAGCACGAGCAAGGTCAGCCCATTCGTGGGCGGCCATCGAAGCTTCATGGACCTGATGGGCCAGGATGTTGCTATTGCGCTCTTCACGGGCTTGGCGGGCGGCCTGCATGCCAGCCATGTGTGCATTGACCGCACCGACGGCCAGACCCGCAAAGATCGCGCCAGTTTGCATCGCGACTGACGTTGCGGGGCAAGGTACGCTGCGGTGCTGGGCCATGTGTCTCTCCTGGTTAAATCTCTGCGGACAACTTCCGGTACCAGCTCCTAACGACCCGTTTCTGTCAACACTAAAACTTTAATGGACCGCGAAAAAAGTGGTACCTTTTCAACGACTTGTAACAATTCGGGGGCAATTTCCGAAATTTGCCCCCGAATTGTTACGTTTCGAATCTCAGCGATGAGGCTTGCCCAAAATCCATTTGTTACCGCCCTTGCTGCCGCACCTCCTGCACCTCAACAGCGGTGCCAGCTCACTGACAATCGCATTCGGAAACTTAGCTTCGAGCCAATCTCTATCGATCCAGCCTTCCCGTTCGCACCTGGCACACCGGCCGCCGATCAAAGCCCATCCGGATAGGTCCGAAAACTTGCCTGCGATATCGTACAGATCGCCGACTTCTTTGAGCCGCTCTACGTAGGGCGGTTCCGGTGCTCGTGTAAGATCGATGCCTTTACGGTGATACATTCGTTCATTTTTCGTTCACGTTTGGGTCAGAGTCAAGATTGCTCTCGAACGTGCATCAGCGTCAGATGATTGGCTTGCTCGACTGTCAGGACGCCCTCGCGCAAAAGGTCCGCGATCATTCGAAGGGTGTCGTCACCTTCGAAATCGCAAAGAGCGCTCAGGTGATCAGCAAGGATGTCCGCTGGATCGGTCGAGATTGCGAGGCCGCGTTTATGAGCGAGGGATGCGACGATATCTGCTGCTGTGATCCGTGTGACAGTAGCGCTCATTTAGTAACGCTCAGGATATCGAGCGACCTTAGCCTATGTGATCGAGCCGTCGCGTGTGTCGAGAGAGTCCTCATAGAGCGCGCGAGCGGTCAGGACGGATATCCAAAGCTCCGCATCCTCGCTGTAACTCGTATCAAGGACATGCTTTTGCTCGTCAATCAACGTCGTGATCATCGCGCGCTTTTTGTCCGACATGTCAACAATCACTCCGGCATCTCGGTGCCTAGTCCAGTCAACGTTCTAGTGAGTCTAGCGCAACCTAAAAAAATGTAAAACAGGTTGTAGGCAACACGAGTTGGGCTGCGTTAATTTATGTCTTAAAGCGCATATTTGTTGCGGGATATGTCTCAGGGGTCATATTTTCGTCGGCGGTTTGACACGGGCTGGCCGACGGACCAATCATAATGTCACCACGCCGGTAACCAGTCCGGCACCCGTCTGATCAAGGTCAGGCGGTCGCTTGAGAGCGAGGCGCTGGCATGGTCGCCAGCACACGACGCCCAACATGGGCATGCGGCTGCGGTCGCGGTGGAGGGCTCCGAAACCAGCGTGGAAACGGAGCCCTCATAACACCTGGGAGGGGACGATGCGCTGGTTTCCGACAATGTCCGCAACAGGCTTCGCGTCGATCATATCTGACAGCGATGACGCGTCTAGCGGCAAGTGGATCGTCCCACAGCCGGGCCCGCTATGGGAGGAGATCGAGGACGCGGCGGTTGAAGGACGGCTGCTTGCGATCAAGAAAGCTCGCGATCATTCCGTGGCGCTCGTTTACTGTCGATCATCGGATGAGGAGACTGTTGCCAAGACGCTCACAATCTTGCGTGAGATCGGCGTCGAGGGCGAGCTGCGCTATAAAAGCGACCGAGCCACCGACCAGCGGCGGGATGAGTACCTGTACGATTCGGATGACTTCGGGCAGGTTCTAACGCTGAAACCACTATAG